TGAGTCTCAGTCTAATACTGAGTAAGACTAGACTAAGACTGAGATGCCAACAGATCGTGACACATTGTAACAGTCTCATGTGTACCGACTGCGTCCTAGTTTGGCTGAGACTCAAGCGACTTACGATTCTCGCTGAGACTCAAGATAACTATTATAGCAACAACCTTATGGGGGAAATCCGACCACATCTCCGTCGTATACATGGCTTCTCAAATTTATGTTATTTTTTAGGGTAGAGTCGGTTGACTTTCTCCTGTTGTTCCTGTTCAGCCTGCTTTACGTAGTCTATCATCGGCCATCTACTGAGCTTCAGTGCAGCCTTATATCTCTGTATATAGTTCATGATAGTTAGTTAGTGTAGTGTATTAAGAGTTATCAACTCATATGATAACCGGTAATAGTGTAGGAGGAGATGTTAGTCTCCTCCATAGGGGTTGAGTCCACCCTTCTCTTCCCCTGTATACGTGAGGGATCGGTTTTTATACCCATGTTGGTACATCATTCCCTGTATCGTGCCCCATAGCCTCTCTACGCTGCTCTAGAGACATTCCAAGTACTAAATGATTAGCACTTGCTTGAGGATTGTCTAAGAAGTCGTCAAGTATACTCTGGAATTCTTCCTGTTTACGTCTTTTTATCTCTTCTGACGCACTAATATGTAAGGCATCTGTAAAATACTTCACACCCTGAGCTAGAGCATCTAACCTGTCGTCGTGTTTAACAGCACCTTTCTGCCTACACATACGACTCATTTGGTAAAAGAGCATATAGAGGAGCCTACTTTCAGGTGCACTGTCTTGGTTGGAGGAATAGTCCCAATCAATGACACTACGATCAACAACAAGACGGTGTTGGTTAAGCACAGGCTCAAGACTATCAATGATCCTGTCTTCTTTCCTGACGTTAGCCCTAACTTCTTCAATATGTATGTTTTGTTTTGTCTGAATAAGATGTTTTTTAAATAATTCACTGACTATACCGTCTCCAAAGTTTGTCTCGATAACAAGCGACGTAACACCGAACTTTTTACATCCTCGAAGGATGTCGAGCAAGGTATTATCACTATACCCGTCTCGGTACGCTCGCATTTCATGCAAGTAGATGATTCCGTTCTTTTGGGATAGATAACAAGCCGCTGTTTCGTCTGTACCCCTTCCGGATGGATCAACGCTACAAATGGTTTCGTTATATTCACTCCATTCTCCCTGCATTTGCATAGGTGAATAGAAATAGTCTCCCGGTAGTCCGACTGTTGGGGCATCTTTGATAACATTGGCTGGATCTGAGCACCATATAATGTTTTGGGGTGCATTATCAGCGTTAATGCTAGTAATGATGAGATCAGCCATCTTAAGTGGGAATTTTTCTGCATCTGATAGGCTTGTGTCTAATTGAAACTGTAACATGTAGTTAGATCGACCCATAGAAGCTTCACGTTCCAGTAAATCTTCGTTTGAGAATCTGTCATCTGTAGGAGCCCACTCTTCTACTCCATTATCTATATCTGCCTGTACTTCTGGTGCTAAAAGTCCTTCGTACTGGGTAATACTTTTACCTCTTGGATATCTTGCGGGCCAAACAAACGGTCTGTAATTCCGCTCTGCCAACTTACGATAAATAGTAAAAGTAGTCTGAGGAGTCCCGAGATACATAATACGGCTATCGTCTTTCGGCGTAAGGATTGCTTCGGCTTCTGTGCAGAGTTGAAGTAGCTTTTCACGCATAAACTCCGTCATACTGTTTCCCGGAACCTCGACATCGTCTAAAATCATGAGATCCGCACGTGATCCAGTTAACTGACCCGTAATACCTACGGACTTCACGGAGGGGGCTTGGTGTGGGCTGCAATTTACGTCGAAGCTTATACGTGACCACCTTGAGTCGTCTGATTTGGGTCTTAAAAAATTTAACCATGGTGTTTCTATAATAAGTTTCTGTAAAAAGATAGACATGTTGTCTGCACGTTCTTTAGACGCAGAAATAATCATAATCTTTCTTTCGGGGTCATTAAAGAGTGTCCATAACACAAAAGCACCAGTAATCCAAGATTTACCAACACCTCGAAAAGCTTGAATCTGGAGTCTCTTGGGTCCGGTTTGTAAGTAGTCTGCGATTGCATACTGTGCCCTCGTAGGTGCAGGCAACCCTAGCTCATGCCAGAGTGCCTGTAAAAACATTTTAAAGTCTTGTCGTAATAAAGTTAGACTATTCATTAAATATCACCTATTTCTAGTAAATCATCAAAGTTTTTAGCTACCCATCGTATATCAAGTAGTCTATCGTTCAAAAATATATCTCCACCGACTTGTCCCTTCTTAGATGCTCTAACAGCTGCTTCAAAGTCGTCTTGGAATGTACCTCTTTTACCGGGCATCCTATATTGGTTAGGGTTTCCTATCTGTCGATTAGCCATGTTTCTAATGTCCTTTCTACGCTTACCTACAACATTTAATGCTTCTCCTTTAGATAAAGCAAAGTAGTCATCAACATTAATCTGACTAAGTGGACCTATAGCTGTTTGTAATTCTCTTCCCGGTTTCTTCTGTGCTAACCATAAATAGAATAATTCCTCCCAGTTTTTTGGTATACCAGCTGCTGATAATATATTGTCATCAAGTATGTCGTCAGCTCCACGTTGTTGATTAAGTATCCATGCTTCTTGAAATGTCAAACCGCTACCACCTTTAGATCTAGGTGCTATATGACTTAAATCTGTGTCAAATACTTTTTTACCCGGATTACGTGCTTCTATATTACCTAATTTTTCTAACATCTCACTAACCTGACGGTTTAATGCTTGTTCCTCTTTTTGTAATTTAAATACACCTTTATACCAGTTATTAAATTCGTCTACAGTACCTCTAGGATATTTAGTTGGTGGTACAACTTCTCTAAATTTACCTTTTGTGCCGTAAGGAACTTTAACAGTAGGTACACCAGCCGGATTCGTTTTACTAACTTTTAAAAGATCTCCCTGCTGCCCTTCTTCAAACTTTTTAAGTTTCTTTAATAACTGCTTAGGAACCATAAATGGGTTGACATTTCTTGAATACCATTTATTATATGGTAATACTTTTTGCTTACCTCCTCGAGTAAATACAGTAAAATAGTTATTTCCTACTTTTACAAAGCGACCACCTCTTACATCTGGCATGTTCATTGCATCTCGTAGATTATCGTAGTCTTCAAATATATCAGGGTCGGCTCCGTATAATTCTAAGTTATTCTTTACGTTTTTTCTAGAAACTGTTTGTTCTTGTGACATAGCTTTATTAATAGCAGCTTCTTGCTCGTAATACCTTGTCATAGCTGCTGTATCATCAGCATCTGGTAGATCTGTAGCATCTATACGTCTTTGAGCTGCTCCAACAGACTTTTCACCAAAGTCATACTGACCAGAACGATAAACTATGTCTGGATGATCTATTCGAGGTCCACCTGTTACTCGTGATTTAAGCTGACGAAGAAATATATCTGAGTCATACTTAATATCATCTACCTCTTTACCAAGCTTACCAGTAAGTGTTGCCGGAGCTAAATCAAAAGCTCCGCCCATCACTCCTCCAGCTGTAACTCCAGTAGCAAATTCTCCAAATGAAGGTAGTTCTCCTTCGTCAACAAGTGACATACTGGTAGTAGTAACTCCACCAGAAATACCACCTTTTACTGCACTTCTGTAAAAGCGTCCGGCTCTAGTTAAAGCTTTAGCCTGTGCTAGTCCGGGTATCTGACTCGTAGCAGCAGCAGCTAGAATCTCTCCTTTACTAACTTCACCACCACGTATTTTCTGTGCTAAGTAGTTTATAAATGCAGATCCAGCTTGCTGAGAACCGGGAACGAAACTAAAAGCATCTAATCCAGTATTTGCTGCTATTTCAAAGCCAAGACCGAGACCTGTTCTTACACCACTACGAGCATCTCTCCAACTCTTTTCTTCTTCTTCCATTAATTAATGTGTGATAAGATTACACGCTCTCGATCTGTCATTCCAAATCGTTTTCTCATCCACTCGAGCCAGTGGTTACTACCTTTATCCTGATTACATCGTCGACATGAGGGTACAACATTCGTCGTAATATCTCGCCCACCTTTGCATTTCGGGCGTACATGGTCGATTGTAAGGTTGTGTAATTCATGA